CTGCAGAAGACTTTGGTTAGAAAGTCTAGACAAAAAGACTTTGGAGCATACCGTGCTCTTGCAAGAATTGTAGCTGGGATAGACGCTTCGCTTATCCCTGTTGATCAAATGCAGTCGTTCTCTGACTTTGTTAACGACGTCAACAACAGTATGAAGAGGGCTAGGTTTAGCAAAGACGAAGAAGGTAATCTCGTTGTAACAGAGTCAAACCTCAAAGAAGTAAAATCTATGATGGCTATAGCTACAAACTTTAAAGCTATAGAAGAAACAGAAAGGGATGCAAACTTCAGAGCTAGGGCAACAAAAGCTGTTGAAGCGGCAAAGAAAGCTGGGAAGTCAACGACGTTTGCAGAAGAATATACAGCTCTACTGGAGAAGTATCAGAGAAGTAGGCTAAGCCCTACACGTAAGAAGATTGAGGATACAGCAAAGAAGCTAGGCCTTGACGTAAACAATGTGCAAGATCTAGAGGTTATACTTGATGAGCTGGCTAAGGATAGTGCTGAGTTAGCAGAAGATAAAAAGGAACTTATTTTATCTGACGCCATCATCCCAAGAGTTATGGCTAACCTTGAGGAGTTGCTGCAGGAAAAGTCGTTTAGAACAATACTAGGTTTGTTTAGTATGGACAACGTTTCTGTACCAGAACTTAAGGCTAGACTTATGCAGCTTGATATGAGGCACTTAGCTGCTTTGGAGTATAAGATCAATGACTACTTAGTAAACTCTTCTACCATAGGTCTTGGATACTTAGCGTCTATAGTAAGGGGCAAGATATCTTTAGCTAGTGATATCAAAGCTCTTGTAGCAAAAGGGGTTAGATCTAAAGACAGATCTTACGGAAGCTTTGCCGATAACGTTCCTTCATTTATACGTAACGTATTTAAAGTAGGTAACGTTGATGTAGCTAAGATATTAGTAGCTATAGGCTTCCAAGATGTTATGTCTAGCGTAAACTTGCATGAGCAGGCTCATATGGAAAGAGTCACTGCTTTACAAAACAAGATCGATGAGATAACAGAAAAAGGTGGTGAGATAACGTCAGACTTATCCAATGCTATAGCACAGATATTCTCTATGGCTAATCAAAAACCAGAAGCTTTATCAGAGGCAGAATGGTTTATGAACCTACGTGACGCTATGGACTCTACCATTCAAGAGTACGAGGTAGAGCAGTCAGATATATATGATCCAGAAACTATACAAGAGTTTAAAGACGCTCGTGAATATTTGTTCGGGCAGACTAATAACCTGCAGGAACTGTTAGATAAAGTTAGAAACGAAAGAACAGACATCGTAGAAATCGTAGACTTCTTATCTCAGATGCATGAGTCTATGCGTCCACGCTTTGAGCAGTTTACAGAAAAATATCTAGGAAAAACTTTAGAGGTATTAGAAAACTACACCCCGTTTAAGGTTAGGAAGAAAGGCTTTGATGATCAGTTAGATTCTGTTATGGAAATACGTAGACAACTGATAAGTGCTCTGAGTAGTGCGGGTAACAGTAATTACACAAAGACTCCTGGCGCTACATTTGAAAGGGAAGCAAGAGCCGTCGGTGGAGATTCTGTTTTAGGATTAAACTTCTTGAAAATAAACGAGGCAACGCTGAGACAGAACTCGTTTATTATGATGTCGCTTGAGGATGTGCTTGCTATGAAGTATGCTTTCCAAACTGAAGCTATGCAGGGGCTTATGCCAAAAAGCATAAAGGCTAAGCTGTCAGAGATGATAGACAACTACCTTGTTGCTGACGCTACAGAAGTTCCGTTTATATTCCAGAAAAATATAAAGATTGCTGGTAGAAAAATACGTAACCCCTTTGAAATGTTTAGGGTTGCTGCTGTAGTAAATGCTTTTGGTGGTGTGTTTGTACAGTTTATCAAACAGTCTACTGTTATGCTGTCTGCTTTTGCAAACACTAAAACACTACAAGGTAAAGCATACCTCATGAGAACTTTTGGGGAGATGCTAGCTCTTACTTTTGTAGGTAAGGATAGAGATGGGAAACTTAAAGTTCTTAGCGATCCTAAAGTAAAAATTAATGACGGAAGATATGAGCTATTGCGTCACACCACTTTATTCTTAAGAGACTACAAGGCTGGTAATATAGATCCGTTTACAGGTAGGGTAGAGTTTGATAAGAGTCGACTTGATAAAACTCGTGACTGGCTGCAAGACAAGTCTATGTGGACACTAACAACGACAGATAAGGTAGCTGCTATAAGTTCTTTCTATGCTTTCTATGCAGACTTCTTATTATCTGAGGGTGTAGTAAATGATATTTCCGAAATCAATTGGGAGCAAGAGGCTGCTAATCCAAACATGGAGGCTATAGCGTATGCAGAAAACATAGTTAGTAAAGATCAGAATGTTTCTAGCTCTAGACTTGCAGCAAATGTTTATAAAAATAAAAGTGCGTTTGTAAGATTTTTAGTGCAGACTATGCTCCCGTTCCAAAGCTTTGCCATCAATACAAAGAGATCGATTACTGGTGATGTTGGTCGTATAATTGATCCTTCTAACGCTCAAGCTAGAAAAGATGGGTTGAGAGGACTAGCAGGAACAACAGCTTCTTTGTTTGTGTTTGCATATATGTCTAGGGTGATGACAGCAGTAATATCTGAATTTGTTAAAAGCTTCGGAGATGATGACGATGAATCTAACTTAGATGAAATACTTACAGATACTAAAACAATAAGGGAGTCTGCAGTACAAACGGTATTAGACGCAGTTCCACTTCCGTCTACACCAGCTATCGATAATAAAGTAAAAGACTTTTTTAACTACTACTTGTTCTTTAACGCTTCAGACTATGATGCCGCAGGACTTGAAGATAAAGATGCCTTTGAACTGTTTAAACAATACGGTGATGCTGTAACAACTTACGGTGCAGGCACAACAGATAAAAAAGGACCAGTACAAAACGCTATACTTACAGCGCTAAGTGTGCTTGGACCTGGCGGTAAGTTTGTAATGGACTTAGAAAAGATGCTTGAGCCTACACTCAATGGCGGAACTTCGTACACTACAGGTTCGGGGCGTGAAAGGTTTATTAGACCAGAAGATCAAGCAGATTTTATGTTGAGCAACACGTTAAGAACGTTGTTAGCTTTTTCTAACTTAGCAGGTGTAGGAGTTAAGGAGCTTGATTACGTAGCAAAAGCATTAGATGATGTGCCTAAAGACAGGGCGTTATCTTCAGAGGAACAGCTTGCAGCATTTGAAACTATACTGATTGCAATAGGTGACGATCCTGAAACTCTAGCTACTATAGAAGCTGCAGAAGGTGCAGGACCAGGAAGGTTGCTTAGCATACTACAGAAGCAAGCTGAAGAAGATCCAGTGACTTTAGCCAGAGGGTTGAGCCAGTCTAAATTTAAGTCAGCACTAAAGGGAGCTGTAGGAGACAAAGCTGTAGAGATGATCTTCCCTCAAGAGTACAAGAAATATTCTGCAGAGGTGCGCAGAATATCTAGACGTTCCCCAAAAGAAATAGCTGCTGTTATCAGGGGTAAGGAAGGCGAGATGAATCCTGACGACTTCAAAAGGTATAATAATTTCTTACTATATTACATCGCTTTTAACTCTGAAGCAACGTTAAACAACGTGCTGATAGAGTTAGAAATAAACACAGTAGAATGAAACTAAGTAGAAACTTTACTCTTAATGAGCTTACCCGTAGCGGGACAGCGCAAAGAAGGGGAATTGATAATGAGCCAACGGATGTTCACCTTGACAACTTGCAAAGAATTGTAGACGAAATACTGCAGCCTATGCGTGAAGATCTAGGTCCTATCCGTGTAACATCTGGGTATCGTAGCCCAAAATTAAATAGGGCTATCGGTGGTAGCTCAAGATCACAGCACTGTAAAGGTGAAGCTGTAGACATACAGTTTTGGGAAGGTGGTGACATGGACAATAAAGTTATCTATGACTACATCTTAGATAACGAAATTGAGTTTGACCAGATGATAAATGAATTTGACTTCTCTTGGATACATATTTCTTTAAAAGAAAAAGGAAACAGAAACAGGGTGCTTGAGGCGTATAAAAACGAAGAAGGTAAAACTTGCTATAGAGAAGTATAAAACTAATCTTATGAAAAAAATAAAAGACACAAAGCTAGGTGGTTGGCTAGCCAATAAAGCACCACAAATACTTGATGTGGTAGGAGATCTACTACCAGATAGCGGAGGCTTGGGCGTAGTAAAAAACCTTATCGATAAAGATCCAAAGGTAGATTCTGCAGATGCTCAAACACAGATAGATGCAGAGGTTAAGTTCCAAGAAAATGTAACTGACCGTTGGAAGGCTGATATGGGTAGTGATGTTAAGCTGGCTAAGTTGATACGTCCAGTCACGCTTATATGCCTTATGGCTATGTTTATGCTTACTATGTTTATAGACAGCATGGATAACGTAGCATTCAATGTGAAGGATTCATACGTATCCCTACTTGAACTGTTAATGCTGACTGCTTTTGGTGCGTACTTTGCAGGGCGTACTATCGAAAAGAAAAGTAAGTAATGTACACATACAATATAGATGTCCTCAGAGTAATAGATGGGGACACGATTGACGCTAGCATAGATCTAGGCTTTGATGTTAAGGTCAAGAAACGTGTACGCTTTATGGGTATCAACACACCTGAATCAAGGACTCGTGATCTTGAAGAAAAGAAAAAAGGTCTGGCGGCTAAAGCTAGAGTAGCTGAGTTGTTGGACACAGCTACCGAGGTTCAGCTTATATCTCACGGTGTAGGTAAGTTTGGAAGATGTTTAGGTGAAATAGACTTCTGTTGTCCAGATTCACTCACTATGAAGAACTTAAACAAGCAGCTTATAGAAGAGGGGCACGCTGTAGAATACTTCGGGGGCAAGCGTTAAAGTGTAATTAAATACCCTAGTTTTTGGGGTTTAATCTCCACTTGTTTGTAGTCAATGGTTGTGTTTGTATACCAATACATTATCTTTTTATAATTGTCGTAAGCTCCAGGGGTATTTGATAAAAGTACTCACCCTTGCCAACGTATTTGTTTTTAACCTCTACAGGCTTAAGATGCTTTATCTTTTGACTCCAGAACATAACAGCATGTGTTAGTTCTTTGTTCCAAATGTAAAACAAAGTAAGTTGTTTAAAAAACTTTTTCTTACGGTGAGGTAGCTGCACTGTATTGTAAGGGAAGTTTGGACCAGACCACACTACTTTTACTTCACACTCTACACAGAATGGATCTGAATAATTTACTCCCCATTCATCTGCCTTTGAAGCTATGAGGTCCTGAGCATATTTATTATGATGATCAACAGCGGCAAACCCTTTCTTTTTAAGATGTTCTTTACAAGCAACTCTTGCTAATCTATCGTACTTTTCGTACAATTTTTTATCAAAAGGTTTTCGAGCTGACATCTTACAGCTTTACTTTGCTCTCGTTGTATTCCTCACATGCTGATCGTACCCCTTCTATTTCTGCTAGCACACCTTTTCTGTAGTCTAGCATAGTGTCAATTACTTGCTCCCAATTATTTATTGGCTCACCATTGTCTTTGTGAAGGTCTTCATATAGTTTAGAAGTAATCTCATGTATCTCGTTACAAGTAACGAAGTACAGGTTACTCAGTTCCTTTGAGTTCATCCTGGATAATTTTGATTGTTGCGTCCACTTGTTTTCTATTCTTAGGAATAAACAACATGTAGTCATCCATCTGATTATCAATCAGATACCTAAGAAAAAGTTTCCACCGCAACGGGAAGGTGTGCTGTCCGTGCACGTAACCTTTGGTTTCGATGATAAACTTATGATCGTGGGAAACAAAATCAGGGGTGTACTTTATCCCAAGCACAGCCTTTTGAGTGTTATCTCTCATAACATCTCTACCCTTCGTCATCTTGTGATAGATACCGTTGTATCTAAAACCATCCATTAAATAAAAGACATCTGTCTCGTATCCAAACTTTAATTTAGAATCCTTAAGTCTGTCGTAACAGTATGCCTCTAGTGCACTCTTAAGGTTATTGCCTGCCCTTCTATGGCCTTTAGCTTTAGCTCTTTTCTTTACTTTTTTTCCCACAAATGGGAATATAAAAATAAACAAACGTTAAAACTGTTCAAACTCTAGCTGTTTATCAACATCTTCTATGTTAATATGTTGATATAGTTTAGAAAAGGGGCCTATCATACTAAAGCCAGCGTGATTTGGATTAAAATCAAAGTAAAATGGATCATCTATTGCTGTTGGTTCTCCACCAGTTTCTTGCTCTCTAACTTTACGCACATGAAACTCTGTTCTGTTGCGTTTCTCTACATCAGGATGATGTATTTTTCTATGTATAGTAATGAAGCAGTCAGCTCTGTTTACCCACATGCCACCGTATTCTGTATCAGGAGCGAGGGGTGCAATAGGCTGTCCATCATCCCCCTTTTGCCTCTGCGCTGATGTAATCGAGTGTGCGTTTACCCATACAGCTATGTCTAACCTATTACAAAATGTGAGGAAAGATCCAGCTGCTTCGTAATGGTACTCAAATGCTGATCCTGATTTGTTTGATGTAAGAGCTACCTTAAGAGAGTTGTATGGATCTATAAGCAACCCATCTATCTTTCTATGCCTAGTAATCTTTTCTGTGTATACAAGTAGGTCTGCATAGCTAAGCATCTTTGTGTTGTCTATCAATATAAAATGCTTCGACACCCACTTCATCATGTATCGCACCTCACCTTCAGTCATTTCGTCTAGCGACTTACCGCAAGCAAACTGCATAAGTTTGATCTTAACGTTAGCAGTTTTATTTTCTGAAGAGTAGATTACCCATACCCAATCATTATTTATAGATATAGTAACCATCATGTACAGCATAAACGTAGTTTTACCTACAGAGCTGTGCCCTGATATCATAACAAACTCTTTCTTGTAGATAAAGTTTTTATCAAACAGCACGTTACCTGTACCACACCCTTTTTCTATCTCTCCATTCTTGTATCTAATAATCCAGTCTAAATCCTCTACGTCAGAACTCATAAACGACATGTCGCCATCTGATAGTAGCAACTCTCTTTGCGCTTCCTCTTCTGCCTCTATAGTCTCATGTATAGGCGCCATCTTACCACGCTCTATGCCATCACGAATTGTATTCTTAGCGACGTACATATCGTCAACCTCACGCAGCTCTATCTCACGTTCTAAGACACGGTACGCTTCAAACTCATCTACCCTGCCTACAGATATATACCCACCCATAAGTATCGCAGCTTTGAGTAGCACGTTATGCTTCTCCCCATCAGGCGCATTGCGTATCATCCTGGCGGCAAGGTGTAGCTTAGTATAGTCTGTAGATATTTCTTTTACCTCAGCTACCTGCGTCTTTGGAATGTCATCAAAGAGCATCTTGCCGAAATGCTCTGACTCTATCTTTATAACAGCATCAGGATCGTAGCTCTCGAAGCACGCTCTACTTTCATTGATCCCCGTACTATCAACCTCTAGGTTATACTTGTTATCAAAGTACTCTACTAACGCACGAAAGTGATCTCTATGATTTTCTGAGTTTGTAACTTTAACAACAGCCTTTAGCCCATCGCCAGACGGACTTACCCAGCATGCTTTTACAAAAGGATCTAGTGATAGTATTGACTTGCTTTTATCAACGTCAATGTGGTCAAAATCTAAGACGATGTAGCCACTATGCTTTATTAGCGAAGAGTCTTTGCGTTCATTAAACTTACCGCTAAATAATACTACAGGTAGCTTTGACTTTAAAGACTTATCTCCTCCTCTAATTTTTTCTATCGCAGATTTTTGCTTACCAGATTTTACCCTGTCTAAGCACTGTTCTAACGATATGTAATTAGGAGCGTCTTTGCTGTATAGGTCACGATATATTGTGAGCATGATCTACCTCAGTCTTTTTCTTAATATCCATAGCTGTTTTATAACACATCCTATACAATGTCGATTGCTTTATATTTTCTTCATGCTTATCAAACACATGATACATTGTAGTTCTATCCATACCCCATGTCTTAGCCAGTAGTTGTGGGTGACAAAAATTTCTAAATGCATTTATAAAAGCGTATCTTAAAAAGACATACTCCATCTTCCTCGTTTTTATTTCTTTGTACATATCCTCTGGAAGAGCTAAACTCAGGTACTCATTCTTTAAAGTATCCATAATATCTAAAGTGTAGCCTAAATGTTTTGGCTTTCTTTCTCTACTTAACTGTCTCATATGTAATCTGTTTCATAGTAAGATGATGCTTTTACACCGCTATCTAAATGCTCACGTATCCGAGCAACGGCCTTTTCAAACTTCATCCTCCCAAAGTTTAATGTGTCTTCAGAAGCAAAGTATAATCCTACTGCATACGGATATGTCTTTTCTTGGACTACCCATCTGAAGTCATCTATCCCAAGGACCTGAGTATACATGTATGCCTGAATGTCGTAACCAAAGTCACGAACACTCCAACGGAACTTACTTATCTTCTGTGTAGTTTTAGAGTCAGATATATATCCGTCTCCTAGTACATCTAAAAATCCACGCACAGGTACGTCGTTTATAAAATCATTAAACTCATACTGTGCATCGCCATTCAAAGAAGTTTCATGAACTCCCGTATCATGTAGGCGCTCTATCATCTCTTTTGCTTTAGCAACATCTTCATGTGACACAGTTTCTTTACCTTCTTCTGCTATAGATTCTTTCCATTCAGAGTAAGCCTTGGTTCTTTGAGGAGCCTTACCCCCTATCTCTAAGCATATAACTGTATCGTCTGCGACTACGAACTGATCGCTAAACGACTCAGGAGTTAGGAGCAGGCAGTCATATAGCTTACCAAAAGCTAAAGCTGGACTTTCAAACTTAAGTTGGTTTCTCATCTTCATCTCAAAGAGTTGCATATCTTGTAGCGCAACTTTAATAGACGAGTATGAGAGGTACGATTTACCATACCTATCTTTTAGCTGAGTTGATAAATCCATTACTTATTTTTTTTAACTTTTACTAAAGCATCAGAATAAATGTCACTGAAATATTCTAACTGATCATTTTCTTTATTGTAAGTCTGTATGTAGTTCTTTTGACACATTAAATTAATTGCGTCAATATTTAATCCTTGGTTGTCAAAGTGTAATACTTTTATCGATCTAGAAATTTTCTGACTAAAAGGACTTGCTTTCATTGGGTGTTCATTCATAACCATAAGCGTATCAAAAATTTCTGCACCTGACTTTTCATCCATTCTATATGTCATGTCTTTTAGCCTCGACCTTAAACCACTGTAAGTCCTGTTTTCCATAAGTACTTCCAAACCAGTAATTAAACTTAACTTATTTTTGGATTCTTTATTCCATTGCTTAGAAATTTTTACTGCTTGTTCAACATCAATATTGCCGCTTTCAGCAGCGTAGTTTGCATAATCCATAGCTGTCCATTTAGAACTAGTGTTATTTATAGCTATTGTATGCTCATCATTTTTCCAAGCTTTACTTACAATGTATGGGACTACATATTTTAGTTTCCTTAAAGACCAAAACCTATGCTGCCCATCAACGATGTATTTGTCTTCATTAACGATTATAGGAATTTGCACTCCTATTTCTTTAATACTATCAGTTAATTTATTTAGGATCCTTTGATTAGGCTCTCTGTTTGTATCAAGAAACTTAAACATCCCATAGTTTTTAGTTTCATGAGTTTTAAATTTTGTAATCTCCATTAGACAACTACTTTAGCAAGACTACCAAGAGCTTCTAACTTCTTTCTTTGCTCAGCACTAAATTGATCTCCATACTTCTTTAGCGTTTGCTCTACAGCAGAAACTTTGTTTGTTTGAGTATTGATGTGAGCTAAGCTCTTATCAAAAATAACCTTCATCTCTGCACGAGTTTTCTTTTTTGCGGGAACAGATCCGCTACCGTCATTTGTGGCGTCGCTATCTTTGGTATCGTCAATGCAGAACAATCCGTTAAGGGCATACTTCCTAGCATAACTAGACGATG